TTCAGCTCTCTTCTCACGAATTTTTTTCTTAATAAGTTCTCTGCGTAAGTGTAGAAAACTTGCCTTTTCTCCAAAATGCACAAAAAGATTTCCCTTGTAGCCACAAGAGAAGCAATGAAATATGCCAGTGATTTGATCGACTCGCATACTTGGGTTACTATCATCATGCTCAGGGCTAAGACACGATACTACATAGTCTTTACCTTTGGGCAAGAAAGGAACCTGTTTAGAATATAATAATTCTTCTACGTTCACTTAGCAGTCCGAATCAAAAGATTGCCACTCATCATACTCGGTGGGTTCGTCATATTCATACTCATCATCGTACCCTTCTGCAAAAGTATGTACTAAATTCTCTTCGATAGCGTACTGACAGCCTTGGTAGTAATCTTTATGTTCATCATCTAAAAGATGAAAATAAACAGATATACGTGCAAGCATAGTTTTTGCTAAGTCAATATTCTCCTCTGCCATTGCCACTTCGAGAATATCAAAGTAAGGGCCAACCTTTACTTCTACTCTAGGTGCTATACTCATCGTCTCATACTCGCTAAATCTTTCATTTGTTGCTCGTCGATAATTGGGATTGCATTTGATTTGTGCATGGTTCCGATACCTTTAACAAGGGTTCCGGTGTAACGTGGCGGTTCCACTCTAGCGGCAACTCCAGCTGTGCCGGAATCGCTTGGGTAGTCGGGCGTTTCTCGTCTAAAATATTCTGTATTGTTTTTGGATACCGTTGAAAACACTCTTTTCGTGCGTCGAACACTTTTTGTGCTCTTTCTTCGTCCTGATGTTGTATGCCGAATAGATCCATAAACCATCCCCATAAAAAAACTCCTGCCAATAGAAGATATATTATATCAAAAATCAGCAGGAGTGTCAAGAACTATTTTTAGATGTCGTTTATTTCTTCACCAGTCTTGTGCTCATTTTCTTCTTTTTCGTCTGGTGTGAGTGCCGATTCAGGGCCAATTTTTAGAGTTTCCCAATCCATAGTAGAGGTGAATGTTCCCATTTTACCACTTCTCATCTTAGTACAGTTAAATGTCATAATAGCATCTTCAGTATTCCACGTATCAATCGTGAAAGCTGCATCCGCTGCATCGAGAATACCTTTGGCGAAGCGAGCTTCTCCGGTAGCATCTATTTGATAAGGGCTGTAGATCGGCACTTCATACTCCTGGGCCATTGATTTCAGTGCTTTACTTACTTCTATCTGCTCAGTCCAGTCATACTGACCTGCGCGTGACGGAAGATTAGAACGCTTGACTTGATTGATATAATCAACAATGATTACACCAACATCCATTGCACTTTTTACTTTCTTGTCCAGCTCTGCCCGAATCTTTGAAAGTGTAAGAGAAGCATCATAGACAACATCCAACTGCTGAGTCGGGAGAAGCTCACAGTTAGTCTTTAGATCGTAGTGTAAGCGATCAAAGTCTTGATGATCTTGATACTCTTTCAATTTTTCTTCTGGGTTGACAAAACGATTTGCCCACCAAGCTGAGACAAGCCCCCACTCCGTAACACTGAGATTACGTTTGCGAATACGCTCGTGAGGAACTCCAGTAGCAATGGAACAGCATCTTTGTAGAATCTCACGACTATCCATCTCGATTGTGAAATAGATAGCAGATTTTCCACTTTCATACACTGTATTTGCAATGTTACAGCAAGTAATGGATTTCCCTGCCCCGCGTCGACCCCCGACAAGAATTAAGTCTCGGGGAGAAAACTTAAACTCTTCGTCGAATGCGGAGTTCATGCCGAGGGGCAGGTACTTTTCCAACTCATCTTCAGCAGGGAACAGGGAAATACGTTGCATACTTTCCTGGGGCCGCTCTAGTTCCACTTTATCTTCTATATCTAGAACGATCTGATGTAGATGAGATACTGACTCTTCTGCATCTTCAAAAGATATAGAATGGTCAATATATTTTTCGAGTGAGTACAATATCTCTTTTTGAGTATACTCATTCTTTAGGTATTGAAGCAGCATAGAAGGGTCTGCTTCAACTTCCAGTGCTTCTATAGCAAGAATTTTTTCTTGCGTAGCACTATCCCGAATCTCAAACTTTAAATCCTCAAATGTAGGAACAGTATGATACTTCTGGGAGTGTCCATCAATAATACTAAAGATGGTGTGGTACTCGTTGGGTAAATAATGCTTACGCAAGTAACTCCAGGTGTCTCCATCCTGAAGCACAATAATCTGTTTGATTAATGCAGAAGCAATATTCAATTAAATTCCCCGAGTACAAAAAAAGCAACCGTAACGCACCCGCCACGGTTGCTATAAAGAAAATCTACTTAACCAGCAGCCTTTTCTTTCTTTGAAGCGCCATCATAGTCAGCGGCTGAAAGGCCACGACGAGTTAGCATAGTCTTGACACCGCGAGCAGTCTTGCCGATTGCCTCTGCGATTTCTTCTACAGTCATTCCAGACACATCACCGAGGTCTGCCAAAGGATCTTCCTTAGCTCCGCCCTTGGTGTGCTCTTGTCGAGGAATAGCGTCGATTTCACCCGAACGAAGAAGGCTAAGAGCCTTACCACGTACAGAGTTTACAGAACGATCAAGAGCTTCTGCAATAGCTTCAACAAACGCACCGTCATTTACCATATTGATAAAAGTTACTTCCTCATCAGGAGAGTAAGTGCGAACAGTCTCAACCTTAGGAGCAGGTTTTACATGATCGGTCAGTTCCATAGACAAAATCTTGCCTTGGATTGACTTAGCGGAAAAAGCGCCGCCTTCAAAATGCTCAGCAATTTGAGCATAGGTATACTCACCGCTGTTGTCAGAGACAAAAGCTGCAAGAGTTGCTTCTTGATCTGCACTGAAAGCGCGCGAGGATCGAGAAGAAGCCAGTTCTACTTCATAGCCCATTTTACGGAGCTTGCTAGAAACAGAACGGGTAGAAGTCTCCAGATTGTCTGCTGCTTCAGCAACAGTATCTTGAGACACAGGGCTCTCGTCTCCGACGAAAGCTGTAAGTTGAGCAGTACGCTCATCAGTCCACTTAGGAAGTGCCATATTTGTTTTCTCCTAGAAATTCTTTTAGGTTTGTTACAATAGTTACGCCAGTATCTCTGGCCTGTTTTGTTTTTGCGGATTCCTGTCCGCCCTCATTTACGAGATGAGTAACTTGCTTGGTTAAACTAGATTTGACTTCATAACCAGCATCATTTAAAGCAGCTGTAGCATCGGCTTTCGTTTTGAAACTCTTCAAACGTCCACTAATACATATAAAGCCTTTACTCGTAACTGGTTTACTATCTGAGAATGTCCAAGAAAACTCAGGCATAGCCTCAAAGAAGTAAGGAGCTTCTGTCTCCATCCAGCCCATCAAATTTTCAGTAGCCTTCGGTCCCAAACCAGCACGCTGACAAGTGTCTGCAGTAATTTCATGTATAGTTTTTACAGTCTCAGACAGCTTCCGTGTTGCCGTATTTCCAATCAAGGGAATACCAAAGGCAGGCAATAAAAGCTCTAGCGGAGCAGAAATAGAGTTTTCAATCTCCGCGTAGAGCTTTAAGCCCACTTTTTCAGAGTCGAGTGCTTCACATATTTGATCCTCATTAAAAGAATAAATATCGGATGGGCACTCTAAATGTAGCTTAGAAATAGCGGCAGGGCCAAGACCTTTTATTTTTATAGTTTTGGCAAAGTGCTCGACAGCTTTACTGTTTTGCGCAGGGCAAGAACCGTTACGACAAAACAACTGGTCATTTACCCACTCAAGAACAGAGTCACAAGAAGGACACTGAGTTGGAGGTAAAATTTCTGCAAACATGGATTACTCCGAAAAGTGAAAGTATATTATACGAAAAGTTGAGGTAAATGTCAAGAATTATTTTTCTTTTGGTCTACTCGACGGACGATTCGTGGGATAATCTCACCACTTCGAATAATTTCTACAGTACAGCCTATTTCTAGCTCCAGGCTGCGAATGTACTCGATATTGTGTAGAGTTGCTCTGCTCACAGTAGCACCTTCCACTTCAACCGGACTAAGTATAGCAACTGGACTGACCACTCCAGATTTACCAACTTGCCACACAACATCGAGCAATTCTGTATGTTCTCCCTCCTTGTGCTCTTTGAGAGCAAAAGCGCCACGAGGGTGGTGAGCTGTATGTCCCATCTTATCGAAAGCTTTACGAGAGTTGATACGGTAAACGATACCATCCGTAGGATAGTTTTCGCAATTGAAGGTATCAACAGTGTTAAAGCCTTCCTGGGCCAAGAGAGAAAGCGCCGCAGTGTACAATTCGTATTGAACGTTTTGCACATCGTAAGCCACGAAGGTCAGTGGTCGAGCCTTAAACTCTTCCAGATCCTTGAGATTCAGTGACCCCGCTGCGACGTTTCTCGCATTGGTGACAGTCGAGGGGCAAACTACTTCGCCAGTAATAAAAATTTCTCCTTTAAAAGAGATATTATTTGGTACTAGCGTTTCGAGTTTGTCGGTAATATCTCGGCCAAGATTACCGTCCCCTCGAGTCAAACCGAGAGCGAAGTGTCCATTGATATAAGTCAAAGACACTGCGGCACCGTCTAACTTAGGGCTAACTACATAGTCCATTAAGTTAGTGGGAGCTTCTGCTATATTGAAAAACTTTTGTAAAGAGTACATACGAAACATATGTGGAGTACCATCAGTTACCTGATAGCCCACTTGATCGTAGTTATACTTCCTTACAAGTGCATCAAACTCTTCATCCGAAATTAACGGATAGCCAGAGTAATAAGCAACACTAGCCTTTTCAAGAAATTCACGCATACTATCTCCCAAATTTGAAAAGATATTATACTAAAGTTTTAGGTAAAAGTCAAGAACTATTTTAAGTAAAGGTTATTGATTAAGTCCTGGAACTGTTCTTCTATAATCTCTTTGCTCTCTGCTAGAGATAAAATTTCAGTTAGACCTACAAATAATTCTCTACTGTTATTGAAGTCGAGAGGCATTGCTACTCCTTCAGGGGTGGGTTTCCATTCTTCGTTAAAGTCTAGATAATACTTACGAAGATGTAAATATTCCACCCCTCGAAAAGCACTTACTATTAGTCTAACTTGTACTTCTTTTTCTTCGTCATAGTGTATGACTCGCTCATACATTTCTGGCGCTTGATATAGCTCCATGACTAATCCTCGTTTTGTAAAACTGAGGACAATGGTACTACACTGGTTACATTGTTAGGTTTTAGTAGGCGATACGAATCCGTATCCCAACAAAATAATAGTAAGGTTTCTGAGGATTCTTTTGCTCTGTTTTTCTTATTTTGTATATATGGTGTGGAAAAATCCAGGGTACAAACATTATACTTTAACTTATTCGAGTTTTCACTACGATAAGTAATGATTGCGTCACCATAATCATTTACAAGTTCTGCTAGTTCTTCTTTTTTCACAAATACTCCTTTGGTAGCAGGTCAGTAAAATTTTTTACATTGCTGAACTCAAAGGTTCTTTCTTCAGATAGCAGAAAACCACTTCCCCGAAAGGAAGTGGTTGAATCTAAATTCTATTTAGTTAGCGGCTACGTTACCGATAACACCAGCAAAGTATTGAGCTGCTTTGCCAGTCAGCTTTGAAATAACATCTTCGTCAACTTCTTGGCCTGCATCAGACAGAGCTGCAATTAGAGACTCTTGAGCTGCTGCTTTAGAAACCCTACCGCCGCTAGTACCTTTGGCCGAAGTGCTGCCACCAGAAGCTGGGGTCTTTTTTACATATACTCCAGCTTTAGTTAGGATCATGCGAACACCGTTGGGGGACTCTTGGAGTTCCTCTGCGATTGCTTTTACAATTTCCATACTGGTTTCGGGAGTAGGCTCTTGCTCTTCATACATTGATACTGCTTGAGCCTTCTTATCATCATCCCATGCCATTCTTCTTTTCCTCTTTTTGTTAGTGGAGCCTGGACATACGCCCAGACGATTTAGTTGTTGCATATAAAATCGGTCAGACATTGCTTTCCTCAATTTGAAAATATATTATACTTCAAAATAAAGTAAAAAGTCAAGAACTATTTTTATAAACGTGAGAGGTCAACCCCATATTTTTCTAAGTGTTTAAGGGAGCCTAGATCATATGCGAGGGCACTAGCAAAGAATCCTCCAGTTTCAATACCTCCTATCCAGAAGTCGTTATTAGTATCAAAAGGCTCTCTAACCCAAATAGTGTAGCACTTTGCTCCATACTTCTTTTCATAGTTTGTATCTTTAAAACCAGATTTTTCTGCTTGATATGCTATTGACAATTCATAACGAATCTCTGCCGGAGCATGATGCCGAGCAGACCAAACAATCTCACCTGGTGCAAAATCTTCTGCTACGCACTCTTCTGGTAAGTAACCTACAATAGACCGTTCTTCTTTAGATACTCCTCTATTAGGGATACCGACTCTTTCCACAATGGATTTGACAAATCCGGAAGATCGGAATAAAGATTTTGCAATGGCTGCAATTGAATCCCCCGATAAGTAATCTCGAATGACTTCTGAGATTTCCATGTCTGAGGCGGGCTTACCTCGATTCTGAGATTTTCGTAATTGTACATATTCTTTCTGTCCATTGTACTCATCAATAATACTAGATAGTCTCGCCGTATTGTACGAAATGTTCAACATCGAACATGCGTCTTTTTTTGTTATGGGTTTCGACCCGTCTTGCGGGTTCAATAGGCTTATTACTTTCTCGATGTTCGACGGAGTGAGATTCTCCCATTCTTTCTTCTTTACCATTTTCTAGTCTCTCAATTTCTCGATTTAGATACCATACTGCCTTTTTTAAATCTTCTATTTCATTCTGTTTAAGTCCTGCTCTCCATATATACTTGAGAGCATTACCCAGGCAGAAGTTCATATGCTCTGTAACTTGTATACATTCTACACCGCTTGGGTGTGCAGTGTAGTGGGGTGGTTTGTTTACATTATCTGTCATAATTACTCGTCCGGGTCATAGTGGCAATACCACGGCCCGCTGTCTGGTTCGCTATACCACCAGTCCTCTTCAAGGGCGTTGGGGCATCTTACAGGATCCCCATTACTATACCCATCTCCAATCATGTACTCGCCGCAATTAATGCAACAAAAATCATTTTCTATCATTTCGCTGTAATTCTCTTCTCGTAATCTGCGAGATCATCGTCCCACCAATCGGGTTTTGGACGTCCAGTCCAAGCGGCAAAAGTAGCCTTGTCCAAATGATAATAGTCACGATAAGACTGTATAGGATTGTCATAGTCTTTGAGCACGTCTGGCATTGCCAATCCGAAAGTGGTAAATCCAACTCTTTCCATCTTGACAGGATCGGGTAATTCGTTGATAACTGTGACGGATTTATGTTGTTTTCCATATCTGTAGCGGTACTCTTCTCCAAGTGCGTTTCCATAACAATGAGTCCACTCGAAGTTATCAAGTGAACTGCGTGCCCAAATTGTGCATGGATGATTATACATCATCGGTAGGTAGGGAGTAACAGTGCGCTCTTCTGGCTTCAGAGGCTTCTCTGGAGCTTTCGCTTCATTTAGAATAGCCGTTTCTTCTTTAGTAAGAGCGCGAGGAATAAACCCCAGGACTAGATCAATCCAGATACAAGTGCAGCATATCTGGGCAACTTCCAAGGGCATTTTTACAATGTGTTTATCAACATGATACTCGGCACACTTGTCGAGATCGTCGTCAAGGTAAAATAGGTTCATGGTTACTCCAAAAGTTAGATTATATTATACTAAATTCGAAGGTTTTTGTCAAGATCTATTTTAGGATCTACTGCATACACGAGTTCATCTGTATCGTAATTTCGTACTTCAACGGCAGACTTGTGTCTTTCTGCCATGTGTTCAGCAAAATTTATTGCACTCTCAAACTCGTTAAATCTAGTATATTTTTCATACCCAGACTTTTGGAAAGTAACCATGTAAGATTTCATTTCTACTCCTTAGGTAGAAGGACAGGCTGCCCCATCATCAGATTGATCGTATCCGTCATCCCCACAACCGTACTTGTTATCATTGTTAGTGTCGCAAGTACGTTGCCAAGTAACTTGAGTAAAGGTTAGGCCCTCTGACCAAGGTACGAAAGCTTTACACCACTCGTGAGAGCCAATTGCCATGTCGTCATCTGTACCATTGTCAATGGGCACATAATCTCGACGAGTAGTTGCTGGAAACTCTTTAAATTGCACAGTACGTCCACTGTTGTAAATTCGCTGTTGATACAACTTACCTTTTGTCACCATAATCTGCTCATCTGCTTCAAGGGTAAGAGTGGAACCATCATCATAGTTAATTACGGTTTCTGCGGCTACACACAAAGGTACGAGAGCCAGCAGAGAGAGTAAATATTTCATTATTTCTCCTAAGAAGATTATATACTTTCTAATCTCCGCATGAGCCGTTCGGCTCTATTGGTAACTTGTCGATACCACAAAGAGTCTCGACCTTCTGCCGCTGCCTCTTTCCACTTTCCTTGAGACAGCATATTCTGCATATTTTTAAATTTTGCTAAACGAGTAGCTCCTAAATTAAAAGCCATATTTACTAGAATTAATTGAACCTCTTCCGGCCAATTGTGCCATTGTCCGTATAATCGTTCGCAGTCCTTAATGGCACACTCAACGTCTCGATCGAAGAGCTGCCGGGATCGTTCTGGCGTAATGGGAGAACCAAGAGGTTTTCCATGCTCTTCATCTTCTGGTGTGACCAAGTGTCCAATACCGATAGTAGGGTACCCCAAATGATCTTGATAAATTTCGAGAATTTCTCCTTCATCCTCTTTAATTTCTTCATATAATTTATTCCTATTCATTTTATATCCTTGACTTTGCTATACGTTTCTTTCCAATGATCTATCTCATCTATATAGCAATTGTGCTTTTGAGACTTTGCCCAACTTAGTTCTTGAATGATACGATTATACCATTGTTTATCGTAATCGTCTTTCGCCTTATTCATATCATTGGAGAGTTGACTAATACGAATATCAATGTATTCGATTATGTTGTGTCCCTTACCTCGTCTCATGTTTGCTCCTATAGTCCGTGATTGCGGCTTTGATCGCGTCTTCGGCCAACACGCTACAATGTATTTTTACAGGCGGGAGTGATAGTTCTTGAGCAATTTGGACATTGCTGATTTCTCCTGCCTCGTCAAGGGACTTTCCTCGAACCCATTCAGTGAGTAGTGATGAAGAAGCAATAGCACTGCCGCATCCGTAAGTTTTGAATTTAGCATCTTCAATAATTCCGTCGGTCGATACTCGGATTTGAAGTTGC